TTCTTCTAACGAAGAAGTAGGGGTGGAGTTTCCGGCGAACCTGCAATCGGCGGATTTTGGAGCGGCATGGGAAAGCTACCTTGCTTACCGAAAGTCATCCCGACTCAAAGCCCTCGCCCCGGCATCGGTCCAAGCACAACTCCGAAACCTCTCGGACATGGGTCACGACGAGGCCATCGAAGCGATCAACCAATCCATCGCCAACGGGTGGCAAGGCATTTTCCCGCCGAAAAACAAGAAACCTGCGCCTGCTAAACAAGAGGAGGTCGAGCAATGGTAGCCACGGTCCAATGCTGCGCGACCGAGTCGTGCTACAACTCGGTGCCGGTTCCGGGCGATGATCTGCTGCGGATTTTTCCGAACATCAAAATCCTCTGCGACGAGTGCGATCTCGAAAGGATCGAAAGGCTGAAGCAGGAGCAGGCCGCAGAGGAGCAGGAGAGGCGGCAGGAGGCGTTTAATACCCTCTGCCCTCCACTCTACCGCGAAAGCGACCCCAAACGCATTCCTGCGGCCTTTCTGCGCGAATGCGAGGCATGGCGCTTTAATCCGGTCGGCCTCGGTCTCGTCGGTCCTGCGGGATGCGGCAAGACGCGAGCGGCGTGGATACTGCTCAAGCGACTGCATTTTGAGAACTTGCGAGTCTTTGGCATCACCTCCACGGGATTTGCGAAAGCCTGCGCGGACCAGTGGCATGACAATCCGCAGGCCAAGGCGCTCGCCGAGGACACTCTCACCCGCTGCCGCCGGACGAAAGTGCTGCTGCTCGATGACCTCGGCAAGCAGAAGATGACCGAGCGCAGCGAGTTGGAACTCTTCGATTTGCTGGAACACCGATCCTCCCATGAACTGCCGGTGATCTGGACGGCCAACGCCGCCAAGGGCGACCTCAGAAAAATGCTCTCGCCCGACAGGGGTGAGCCGATCCTCCGGCGGTTATCGGAGTTCACAAACATCATCAATACATAAAAACGAAGTTTCGACTGATACCCCGAACAACAACAACCAAACAACATGACAACAACACACGAACTCGCAGAAAAACAAAACCGCTATGTGACTGCCGAAGGCAAATACATCGCGAAAGTAAAGCAACCCGGCAACGGATGGCTGGGAACCACCAAGACCGGCACGGATTTTATCCGAGTGCCGTTCCTCATCGATGACCCGGATAGCGACCAGCATGGACGGGAAATCGTCTGGCAGGGTTGGCTCACCGAGAAAGCCACCAAGCGCACCTGTGACACGCTCGACGCCGCCTTTGGCCGCGAGTGGGACATCAAATCGCTGGACGCTGGCAAGTCGCCGTTTCTCGGCCAGAAGTGCCGGATCACGGTCGAGTCCGAGGAATACAACGGCCAACTTCGCCACAAGATCAAATGGCTCAACCCACTGGAATCCAAGCCACGGGAAACCGAGCCACTCTCCAGCGACCGGTTGGCCACGCTCAACGAACGCCTCGCCGCCGCCCGCGCCTCCGATGACGAAATCTCCTTCTAAAGACTACCACTTGGAAGGGGTCCGCGACTTAGCCTGCAATATCATTTTGCAGGCGGTCGAAGACATCTGGAACCGCCAGAAATACAAATCGAAACACCAGCGGGCGATCATGGTGGAGGCTCGGCGGTCGGCTCGGCATTTTTTTAAGAACCGAGCGTTCACGCAAGTCTGCAGCACGATGGATTTACCTGCGGACAAAATTAAAGACGCGGCATTCTACCCGGCGAAATACCCCGAAATCATAAAAATGTTGCGAGAAAGGAAAAAACGATGAGTGACACACCTGAGACTGACAACGAACGCACCTTGAAGCTGGCTTTGGAGGTTTTTACACAATTGGCAAACCATCTCAAGCAAGAGCGCGACGAGGCGCGGGAGGCATTGAGAGAGGCAATCCAATTTCGCGACACAACGCTCAACGGCTACGATCTCGATGCGTGGCTCAAAGCAGCGGGCCTCAAACCATGAACTGGACCCATGAACAACTCAGACAACTCGGATACACCGAATCCAGCCCGGGAGTGTTCACTCACTCTTCAACTGCGGGGCTACCTCACCACCAGTCTCAACCGGCTCCTCGGGCAACATTGGACGACCCTCCAAAAGGAGAAAGTCCGCGCCCGCCGCGCACTCGACTCCGCATTGAAAGAAAATCCGTTCGTCTACTTGATGCAGACAACTTCGCAGGCGGATGCAAGCCACTCATCGACCAGTTGCGTTACGCGAAACTCATCCCGGACGACGATCCAGAAAGTGTCGAAATCCTCTTTGTCCAAAGCAAAGTCAAAACGAAGAAAGAAGAAATGACTCAGATCGAAATAACAACCACAGGGGGAGTATGAGGGGGAGATTCCCAATACTTGTCAAGATCAATTTTGACTGATACCATCAACCCTATGAAATTGAACCCGAAACAAGAGGCGTTTTGCCAAGGGGTCGCGAGCGGTCTCTCGCTTACTCAAGCCTACATCCGCGCCGGTTACTCCGAAAAGGGAGCCGATGGTGCCGCTTGCAAATTGCAAGGAAATGCAAGTGTGGCCTTCCGAATTGACGAACTTCGCGCCAAGTCGGAATCCAAGATGAGCTACAAACGCGAGACCTACCTCGAAACACTTCGCGAGCGGTTCATGGAAATGCCACCGGAATCCGCGACCTGCGCGAAGTATGGGGAAATGCTCGCGAAGGCGATGGGATGGAACGAACCGGAGAAGATCGAGGTCGCCGGGGCCATGGACATCAACATCCGCATCGGTGGCCATTAACATCGACATCATCCCGCGCCCCCAGTTGGCAAGCTACCTGCACCGCTCGCAACGCTGGTCGGTGATGGTGCTGCACCGCCGCGCCGGAAAGTCGTTCGTGTGCATCCAAGACCTCATCGCCAAGGCGCTCTCGCACAAGCGCAGCGGACCGCCCCTCCGCTACGCCTATGTGGCTCCGACCCGCGAGCAGGCGAAGGACATCGCGTGGAAATACCTTGTCCAGTTCACCTCGCAAATCCCCGGCGTGGTGATCAACAAGGCCGATCTCGCGATCACCTTCCACAACGAGGCGACGATCCGACTCTACTCGGGCGAAGCCTACGAGCGCCTCCGCGGAATCTACCTCGATGGGGTGGTGATGGACGAGGCCGCGGATCTCGATCCCGCGGCGTGGGACAATGTCATCCGGCCCACGCTCACCGACTATCAAGGCTGGGCGACATGGGTGGGAACGCCGAAGGGGCGAAACATTTTCTGGAAGATGTGGAACCGGGCGTGTGCGGACAACGAGTGGTTCACGCTCATGCTCAAGGCGAGCGAGAGCCACATCATTCCCGAGGAGGAACTCGCCGACATCCGGCGTGGCACCACGGAGAATGCGTTCCAGCAGGAATACGAGTGCAGCTTCAACATCGGTCGCCCGGGCGCGATCTATGTTCGATCCCTCGAAAAGGCCCGCGCCGAGAAGCGCATCACCAACGACATTCTGTGGTTCAAGGAACTGCCGGTCTACACCTCATGGGATGTGGGCGCTCCGCTCAACCAGAAGGTGTGGATTTGGCAGATGGTGGGCGACCGCATCAACTACCTAGAATCTCTCTCCGGGAGCGACGAGTGCAAGACGCCGGCGGACTGGGCGGCACGACTCAAGGACAAGCAGTATGGCTACGGTGGGCATTACATTCCACACGATGCCGCCGCGGAAGTCGGTGGACTCTGGCAGGAGGCGCTCGGTCGCAGCGGGCTGACCGGCGTGGTTCCTGTGCCACGGCAGATCAGCGTTTGGGATGGCATCAACCTTGCCAACGATGCGTTCCCGCGCATTCACATCAACGAGGCCGGTTGCGCGGATGGCATCGAGGCGCTCGACGCCTACCATTCCAAAGAGGAGCGCGATGGGGTGACCATCAAGGATGTGCCGGTGCATGATTGGAGCAGTCACTTCTGCGATGCGTTCTCTCTTTCGCACCAGGCTATCAAACGCGGGATGGTCATCGACCGCTCCGCGATCCCACGGAAAGCCGAGCGCCACGAAGCAACCCGAGTCATGGCAGGATTCCGAGGCGGTGGATTCGGAAAGGTGCGGCGGTGAAACGCGAACTGGAACTCCAAATCCTCGATCTCTACCGGCGCTACCCGCAGCCGCGATGTTTCGCCGAGGAGGTCGAACTCACCGCATGGAATGGCGTGGTCATCAACACCGAGGACTTCTTCATGCTCGCCCGCCCGGTGGACATTCACGACCCCGAGGAACGCTGGCGCGATGCGGCTCACACATACCACAGGTTGTGTCAGAACTGCTGGCTGATCACTATATATAGTGGTATCAGTCAAAATAACCCTTGCAACTTTGCCCCGTATCGTCTCCCATTCATCGCATGGAGTCGGCGAGACCGCCCGCTCCGAGTTTACGAAACCCAAAAACTCCAAAAGCGATGCGACTTACTGACCACGAAATCAACCCTATCCTCTCACCCTGCCTAGCGTGGTTTGGAGGAGGCGGACGCAAAGGCCCGAGCAAGCAAGAACAGCAAAACGCGCAAGCCGAGCAGCAACGCATGCAGCAAGCCGCCGATCAGCAAGCCGCCATGCAGCGCCAGCAAATGGAACTCCAACGCCAGCAGGCTGAGGAGCAACGAAAAAATAGCGAAAGCATGATCATGCAAATGGCTGCTAACGCCCCTGCTCCGGGGGCGCAAGTTGATCCCGGCGCACCACAGGATGATATAGAAAAAGAAGCCCTTCGCCGAAAAGGCATGCGGAAATCCATCCTCGCCGGGGAATCCTCGCAGGCTCCCATTACGACCGGCTACTCGACCCTCGGTTGATTCAGTTTTGACTGATACCAAATGACCGGAAAAAATCCCGAACTCGCCGACAAGGTTCTCCAGCGCCATGCGGAACTAGTGCATCAGCGGGCCACATGGGAATCTCTCTGGGAGGACATCGCGAAGTATGTGATGCCCCGGAAGGCGACGATGTTCACGCAGACGACCTCGCCGTCCACCGAAGACGAGGCGCAACTCTTCGACGCCACCGCCGTCCGGGCAAACATGATTCTGGCCAATGGCCAACTCTCATGGATGACGCCGCTCGAAAGCCGGTGGTTTTCGCTGGAACCTCCGAAGGCGATGGAGAGCGAGGACGAGATCGAGCAATGGTTCAAGCGTTGCACCGAGGTCATGCAGGCCGAACTCAGCCGGTCGAATTTCTACACCGAAATCCACGAACTCTATCTCGACCGGGGTGCGTTCGGCACGGCAGCGATTCTTGTGGAAGCCGGGAAGAACAATTCCCTCAACTTCACCAAGCTCGACCTCGGCAGCTTCGCGATCAGCGAGGACGACGAAGGCTATGTGGATACGCTCTCTCGCGAGTATGAGATGACAGCACGGCAGGCCGCACTCAAGTTCGGCGTGGAGAACCTCACCGACTCGATGCAGAAGGAACTGGAGAAACCCAACTCCAACCGCAAATTTTCCTGTGTCCATTTGATTGCTCCCCGTGGTCCGGGTGAGATCGAGCAAGGCAAGCGTGATGGCGCAAACAAACCCTATGCCAGCGTGTATGTGGACAAGGCGAGCAAGCATGTCTTTTTGTCCTCTGGCTTCGATGAGCAACCATTCTTCGTCACTCGCTACCTCAAGTGGAAGAACTCCGAGTGCTACGGCTACTCGCCATCGTGGACCGCTCTCCCAGAGTGCAAGCAACTCAACTTCCTTGAAAAGCAACTCGACTCGCTCGCCGAGATACATGCGTTCCCTCGCATTCTGATCCCTGCTGGATTCGATGGCGACATCGACCTCCGCGCCGGGGGTGTGACCTATTTCGATCCGAACAACCCCAACGCCACGCCACGGGAATGGGGAACCAATGGGCGCTACGATATCGGCGTCGAGCGGGCCGAACAAAAGCGCAAGGCGATCAACGAAGCCTTCCATGTGGACCTCTTCCAGATGTTCGCGCAGTTGCAAAAGCAG